AGACCCCACTCCTCTAGGAGTGCAGCGATCGTATTGCGTCTACCCTTGTCGTCATCAGAGAAGTTGGCCGGCTTGCCGTCGAGCATGAACAGCTCTTTAAAGTGTACGATGTAGTACTTACCTTGCTTGTGAAGAATGTGGCACGATTGATAGAGAGCTTGCTCTTTGCGTGATGCAACACCAATTCTAGTGAGGGTCTCTTTCACTTTCAGGAAATCATCCTGTTCGCCTAGGCGAACCTCGACTAAACTATCTACTAAACTCATCGTATTCCACCCTTATTATTTTTATCTTTAAGTGCATCCAATTGTTGTTTAGTAAGTAGGGATAGTGCCTGTGCTGCCTTTTCGTAACTATAGTTGTAGTTATTCATAACAAGCTCAATGTTACTATCATCATGCTTCTTAGCCCACTTACTAAACCTCTTTCGAGGCGTAATGGTATTTATGAGATAGTGATATTGCAGCTTCTTATCTGTGTTGGCTATCTTGTTCAGCTCGTTAGCATACATGATAGTATCGGCGAAGTACGAGAGTCCTCGGTTGACAACAAACGGCACATAGGCATTCTCGGTAGCATCATCGACCATGATGTCCTTACCGTTGTTGATACTGTTGATAAAGTCGAACGGAGTCATTACTTGAACTGACAGTCGATCATGATCTCGAGCATGCACGCAGCATTGTTAATCTCATGGTCTGCTACGAACGCAGCCTGGTGCTGATACTTGGCGAGAGTCAGAACAAGTTGAGGGATAGACTGGGGTTGGAAGTATGATGCTGCATTGTCATAGAACTGACGGTATAGCATAGCAGTCTCGGTGTCTGAATGCTCTCCCACCCACTTGCGGACCTGACTGAAGTTCTTGTCCTTCATAGCGTCCAGAAGCACCTTAATAGCCTCCTGAGTCGTGTTGACAAGGATACCCGAGTCGATCTTACCAGTAGCAGAGTAGCGCTGTAGCTCGTTAATAAGACGGCGCCAGTCGGGCAGATGCTTCTTGAGCAATTCTGCCACAGCCGCCTTATCGTGAGGCACACCTTCGGTATCGAGGATCATGCATGTCCGACCCATCATCTGTTGAGCGATGATAGGCAGTTCCTTTTTCGAGAACTTGAACTCAACAATAGCACAACGAGAGTGTAGAGGCTCAATGATACGATTGACAAAGTTACAGGTAAGGATGAACCCACAGTTCTTGGAGAACTCTTCCATAAAGTTACGAAGAGCCGGCTGTGTCGAGTTTGCGTTCAAGTAGTCAGCCTCATCGAGGATAACATACTTGCGACCCCCACTAAGAGACATAGCAGAAGCAAACTCAAGGATCTCGTTACGTAGGGTGTCAATGTTTCCGTTCATGGATCCATTGATAACGAGATAGTCACAGCCGAGCTCTTCGAGCATTGCACGGGCGACAGTAGTCTTACCTACGCCTGCAGGCCCTGCCAGGATGAGATTCGGAATGTTCTTCTGATCAACGAACTGTTGGAACGTAGCCTTCAGCTCTTGAGGAAGAATGGTGTCACTGATAGTCTTCGGCCGAAATTTTTCGACCCAGAGAAATTCTTCCATAATATAAACTCCACGTATTAGCCAACAGTCGAATGCGACTCAAGGACAATCCAGTACTCAATGTCCTGGCCCTTGAGGTGAGCAAACCTATCCGTTATACCCACTTTATAGTCACAAGTCAACAGCTTTAACTTGTCAGCTGACATAATTAAACGGAACGTTTTATCAGTCTGTCCGACTTCCACGCGATATGTGGAGCACGAGCTGTTCTTCGAGTCAATGGCTTCTAGATAGACTACACCATCTTCTCCGGTAACAGCTACTTCGGGAGCTCCAATCATACTCAATGCTTTGAGTGTACGTTGAAGCAAGTCAGAAGTCAACTCAAACTCTACTACAGGGTTCTCGACAACCAACTCCTTATCAGGAGCAACTACGATGACAGCAGGGTCTGCATACAGGTAGTTGATCTTCTCCTTACCCGAGCCAATCCTAACCGAACGTTCGCCAAAGTCAAGATCAGCCTCGTCAAACATCGAGTATGCCCCTAGGAACCTGATGAGGTCATAGATAGCAAACTCTCTGTCGAACGTAGCAGGAACAGTAGCCTTGGCTAGAATAGTCTTGGCAGGAGAGATCGTCTTGATCACATTGCCAGGCTTAAACAGAAGCGAAGGATTGATCATCGAGAACGCCTTAAGCGTCTGGATAGTTTTCACGTCAAGCATCATATAATATTATCCTTACTTCTTTTTCTTCTTCAGTTGGTCAACATCTGCGGTTGCCGATGCTCCGATCTGCGCGAGGTCAACAAGCGAGCCGCCAAACACATACGAACCAACGTGCTGTAACTTCATCCATGGGCAGAGCCACACCTTGAGACCAGCATTACGAACCCATTGACAGAACATATAGTCTTCTGACAGATAGCGGTTAGAGTAGTTGTCTTTAGTAAGGCCAGTGCGCTTGTCCTGGAGGAACTCGACCATCTGTTCCTTCGTGGGGTTCGGGTTCTTATCAAAGAAAGCGGATACTTCCGGAATCAGATTCTGAGTCTTGTCGTCGATAAGAGCATCGAAGAAAGCCATGATCTCACGCGTACCATCAAAGTGTTCAGTGCGAACGTGATCTGGCTTGTACAAGAGATGAGGATAGGTCTCCTGGAACTTCTCGAATGTATTACGACGAATCATCATGAAGCCGGTGCCTGCCTCAAGAACCTCTACAGGCTCGCCGAGAGCAATCTGACCCGAACCATCTGCTGGGTTGAACACATAGTCCCCAACGAAGTTCTCGAGGTTGTTAGGATCTTCATCAGCGAAGCCCTTATTAACAGCCTGCGTGATCTTCTCCCACGAGATACACTTCTTGGGATATGGACCAGCAAGGATGTCGTAGTTATCCTTGGTGTGATCGGGATCCTGCAGAGCAAGGAGAGCGATGACGTCATGTGGATTGAACCCGATGTCAGAGTCGATGAACATCAAGTGAGTATCCTCCGAACGCATAAACTCGTCTGCGCAGTAGTTACGAGCCCGAGTAACCAACGATTCATTAAACAGGAAGTAGAACCTTACCTGAATACCATAATGTGTACACAGCGCAGAAAGATCTGCAACTGATCGTGTAAACATACCAGCACACTGTCCACCATACATTGGAGCTGCAACAAACAGTTTACGCTTGCGGAGCTCCTCAACCGGGACCTTAATTTCCATAGCCATTATTCACTTACCTTTCTGGGGCGGCCGCGGCCGCGTTTTGATTCTTCAATTTCAATAACTTCATTGACTACAGGCTCAAGGATAGCCTCGAATGCGTCTGGCGTCACTTCGTACTTCTTGTCGTGCTCTTTACCGATACCATACGAGCCATCATACTTCGATAGAGCCTCTGAATCGAACGACAGATACTGACCGATACGAGTACCTGGCTTGATCTTCATAGGGCCACATGTAACGTGCATTACTCCGGCCATGACACCATTATAACCTGAGTCATAGAGCCCCGAGGTAAGAAATACACCATTGCGATTGAGGGTGGAACGAGTGATAACCCAACCAGCTTCGCCATCACCAACTTCAATGATGTTCTCCATCACTACCTCATAGTGCCCCTCTACAAGAGTAAAGTATCCATCGCTGTCGGGAGAAAGCTCTACCGAACCACGATGCTTCTTTTGCTCTTCATCAATTATAAACGTAGCAGGACGGATGAAGAATACCTTACCGAGACGAAGGTCTACGGCATTAGGTTGAACGTCCTGCTCTTGTACATTGGTTAGGGATGACCTAGAGTTAGGTCCTTGGATGTGTTTCATTGTGTATCCTCACGTGTTGCATACATCATAAGCACGATGTAGTGAATAGCTTTCAAAAGGTCTTTACGGTTGTTCCCACCCTTCTTACCGAAGCGGGCCAGATACTTGATTGCAGTATCACGAGCGGTGGTGTCGAGAGAGCCGAGCGACTCCCAAAAGTCTACGGTCTGGACTTCGCCGTTGCCGACATAATGCTGTCCGTAGGTCGAGTCGATGTATGCCTGCACTTCCTGCAGGATCGTGTCCTCGGTGTATTTATACTGGATATTACCAAGTGGCTTCGGGTTTGACATTATTATATTCCTCACATAGATCATTAATGTACTTCATGTTCGACTTAGCCAAGTCGATCTTTAACTTATCTACTGTTTCATAGTTAAAGTCAACTTCTTCTTCATACTTGCCATCAATAAGACCAGTGGGCGAGCTGTCGAAGACAATGTTGTTAAGACCAGCCCAGATAGCTGCAGAAGAGTCCCACGTATCGATATTGAAACGACCACAGAGCTCAATTTCATTAGGTCCATCAACCATTCCGAGGAAGTGAATCTTCTTATCGTTACAGCGAGCCATATACAGGATGCGCCGGCGCTCTAACTCTACCATCATCTTATAGCGACTCATGTAACGCTGTAGCTTGTTATCACGCTCGACACCATATGCATTGGGAACGCCCAGGATAGACACACCAATGTAATCAACAAGAGGAGAAGAAGCTGCCCATGCGAATGTTGCAATATAATCTTCGATGTCTCCAATCTCTGACTGGGGTACGAAGAACGTTCCGAACTTAGCTTCGCGGAACTTAGGGGCAAGCTGCTCTGCAGCCTTGATAGTCTTCGAACCATGCTCGCCAGGATAGTCCGACATAACAATGTAATCGGCGCAAACCCGCGTCCCCATCTCAATCAGCTTATCGGAAGGATACATCTCCCGGCCCTGCTTGTACATTTCGAAAGCAGAGTTGTCTAGGATGTAGCACTTAGCGAGGTGATGACCGCGGCGATAGAAGTTGGTATACTTCTCATCTTCTTCAACTAGGTGTGCCAATAGCAGATGGTGCGTTTGATTATTAACAAACGTCTGCAGTAGAGGCGTGGGTGCGATATGACAAAAGTTGACCATTCATTACTCCATGATAAAAGAACCCGTTGACCCTACTACAAATATGTAGAGAAGTCAACGGGCTAAAAAGTATTACTTAACTTGGTGAACAGGGACGCGGTGTGCGCTCTTACCTGTTTCAACGTGAGCATAAGGAAGACCACCCATGTGCACAATCTTCTGCATCGTGCCGGTGATCTTTTGCTTGGTCGTGGGGTGTTCAAACGACACCTGCTTGCCCTGGAGCTTCTTTACACGTTCGTGATGAGCCTTGATTTGTGATTCGTTGATAGTGAAGTCCGCTGCTGCCGATTCTTCTACGAATTGAGCAAAGGTCTTCATAGTATCTTCCTTCATATCCTTGTGGTAGTCTTTAATCTTCTTGATCTGCTCTCGCTTAGTATCAAAGGGATCTATACCATACTTCTTAGATGCTGATGATCCATCGGGGTTATGGGTGCCAGAAGTCATACCACCGCCGCGGCCCTTAAAGGTGTGAATAGAGGCAACGTGCTTGCCTTTATGCAGGATCTTCTGAACTTTGAGGTCGTCAGTCATTTGCTGTCCTTAATACTCTGCGTAGCTTCCGTTCTCATTATCTTCTGAGACCGAGATCTTGAACTTACGTCCTGGATATTTATCTTTTACCAAAACTGCAAGATCATCAGACATCATCTCACATGAGCGATAGTCCAGCTTAAGAGTCTCCGTCTGATAAAGAGACTCAAGCCAGCGTTTCATCTGGATGAACTCTACATCCCGGTTGTCATGCTTCACTTCCAGGTCTACACGGAAGTGAAAGATATGACGATGATCATATCCAAGGAACTTAACGTCTTCGAGCTCTGGATTTGTCAGAGCCTCTGGATAACGGTGAATGCCTTCCTTCTGGAAGGTAACCCAAATGTACTTAACGATGCTGTTGCCGCTTTGCATATTTTGCCTCTTGCTGTTCTTTTGACTGTGTTGTTTTGAGTTTGGAGATTGTACTATAAAGCTCTCGAGAAGTCAACAATCTAAATTCTGTGATGCCTGTGTTGTCGTAATACTCATCACGAGACTCACACTGCAAATAGTCTTCCATCCACACCTTGTGTGATGCAGGTGGGAACATCTCCTTGAGTAGGTAGTCTTCCGCCAGCTTTGCTTCTGGGAGTGATTCAAAAACCTGACTGTACTTAGGAGTGATGATCCAGTCATCGTACTTCTTTACATATCCATCGTCCACTAGTGGGTCGAATCTTTTCATAATATCCATGTGATGGGTTATACCAAACTTAACAAGAATCTTGCCATCGTCTGGCTTCTCATACTTTGTGTTGTGGAGTGTTACCACGTACAGCTTATACCAGCTCATTATTTAACTCCCAAACCTTCACTTGATAGAATGATGTTCCAAGTCCACTGTGAGAAGTGACGCTTGGACTTTGAAAAGATCTTTGCTTCTGTGATGTACAGCTTCTGCTTTGACTTGAAGTCAAAGTTTTCAACCATCTCGATAAAGATGGATTTAGCTTCCTCTAGGGAAGAGGCTGCCTCGATGGCGTGGCCGTATGATGTAAGATCTTTTGCTTTCAAATCATAGCTCATAATAAAATACCTTTCACTCAGTCTGTAGATTCCTTATCCCACAAAACTGAATGAAAGGCAACATTTATTTTAAGAAAGAAGAGCGCGGTCGTCAAACTTAGAGGTGATGGCAATGGCATTCCAAGGATGCAGTGACTCTTCATGCGACACAGCAATCGAGAAGTCTTGGATACGACCAGCAGCAAACCACTCATCAAGACCTTCGTACATCAGACGACACACGTCTTCCGAGAAGAACAGGTTAGAACCATTGAGCTCTGCAAACGCTTGCTCGTCCCGGCGCTTAACTACGATCTGAACCTCGGTAGGAACCTGCTTGCGGCAGAGCTCTACAACATCCTCAATCCAGACGATGTCTTCTGGCTTGAACTCAACCTTGACCTTCATGATCGAACGCTGGGAGTGAGCATTGGCAGCTGCCTTACGCTTCTCTGTAGCATCATGAGCAAGCTCAAACGAGCAAGGACAGGTTGACGAATACACATAGTCCACCGTAAGGAAGAACTTCGTTTCACCATCACGATACTGACCTTCAATCTCAGTCTTGTATGCAATGTGACCACGAAGCTTCTCATGAGTGTGATCATGACGAGAGCGCAAGGCGTCCTGGTGCCAAGGATACTTAAAGCGCAGCTTGCAGTATGCGTTCTTCGAACCCTGCTTCTCTGCTAGCTCCTTAAGAGCACCACTAATGCCATCAATGGTCAAATGGTTTTCAATCTTATCGTGCATCAGAAGATACAGACGAGAGAGATTCAGACCCTTTGCATTGACATCATCAAGCGAGCAATAGAGAGAGGCTTCCGATTGGAGAACCTGAGTCCCTCCATCTCTACGCTGGACAACAATCGGAAGGTCCACAGGAGCGATACCAACCTTACGGATCGGAACACGAGACCCTACTAGAACAGGCTCTACCTGAGGATCAGGCAGGTCGTCTGTATAGAAGTCCTCATCATACTCAAACGTAAGATCGGGCATCTTACTTGAGTAGTCGTTATAACCGATTGTTTTACCTTGCTTTCTCATCACAATTCCTTATACTAATTCTTCGTAGACACCCACAATTTCTGCTAGCAACAATGCTAAAGCAAGACTGATAACAGAAGTAGTTAGAACGGCTGCAAGGCAACCACCTATTCTTATACCCGACTTTGCAAAAGAAATCAACTGATGTTTTCTAGGATCTGGTTGGTTCATAATTATTATTCCTTTTCATAGATAGCCGAATTGGCTCCATGTTCTGCACATTCAACTGACTGCACCCAGCAACGGTTGTTCGTCTTTTCCCTAATCAGCTTGTCAGCAAATTGGAATGCGTGATAAGCAAACTTCTCTGCACCCACACCATCAAAGATACGGATCTCTGCAAGATCTAATGCTTCGAGCTCTTTGAACTTCTCGAGGTGAGGGTCGTTGATATCGATAGCCACTTTGTGGTCGAACATATCTTCGAGCCACGCCTTGAGTTGCTTTAGACCACCAAAATCGACTGCCCAGTTCTTATTGTCAAGATCATCACATCCAAACTTGAATGTGAATGCAAGACTATACCCATGCAGCAGATGGCAGTGTGAGTGGTCGGCATTAGGCTGACGAAAGACAGCTGAGAGACCGATGTTGTGTCCGTAATGTTTTGTACTGTAATATGGCATTTAGTTTTCCTCTATTGGATAATAGAGCAGCAGAGTTTGTATAGCGGGATGAGCTGTTAAGACCGCTTACGCTTCCCAAGGGAAGAATTTTTATAAATATATTTATGACCATACCAAACACACAAAAGCAAGCTAAAGAACTCGGCTCCAAGCATTACGATACAGGCCGACCCTGTAACGCAGGACATTACTCAAATAGACTGACATCAACCGGGCAGTGTTGTCAGTGTAAGATTGACTATCAAGCAAAACTAAGAGAAAGTCAACAAGAAAAAGTCCGCGAAACAGAACGTAAGTACTACGAACGTTACCCCGACAAGGTAAAAGCTCGCGTAGCTCAATATTACAAAGATAACAAAGAGGACCTATATCGTAAGTCGAAACCTAGGCAGCTAGCTAACAGCGCTCAGCGCAGAGCGAGATGTCGACAAGCACAATTACCAGGTTATGCTTCTCAAATATATGAAATCTATAAGAATTGTCCTCCAGGATATCACGTCGACCATATTCATCCTCTTAGAGGCAAAACGAGTTCTGGTCTACACGTCCCTTGGAACCTACAATACCTCGCAGCAAGAGAGAACCTAGAGAAGAGTAATAGAGAAGATCACGACTCCCAGTCAAACACTACCCAGCGCTGATCTTCATTTCTATCAATTGTCTTATGATAAAAATGCGGCCGGACATCCTGAGCTACATTGTACCACATAGCTGCAATTCGAATATTGTCAACAGGTAAATTGCCCAAACCTGCAACTGACGTCTGCCAGTCTGCAAGAAGCTCTCGAATAGTATCACCACCGTCGATGATATCATCAACGATCAGAACCTTCTTGCCTTCCATGATGTCCTCTGGAATCCAGCAATTCGATTCCTTACCGAAGATAGTAGTGTCACGTGTATTCCAGGCAACAGTCACAAGAGGAACCTTTAGCCTGTGAGAGAGATACACGGCAGGAATACAACCACCACGGACTATGCCCACGATGTAGTCAGGAGTCCAGTCTGATGACTCGACGTCCTTCACAATTTGCTTAATACCCTGCAAGAACTCAGGGTAGCTGTAATCAATAATAGTGGTTGCATCGACCATATCAAACTCCAATCAGATTGCCCCAGAGATACACATGCACTCGGGCAGAAACATTAAATCCTCGCTTAAACGCCATCTCTGCAACCTTGCCTGCAGAAGCATAACCATCAAGCTCACCTGTCTGAGCTTCCTCAGTAGCACCCACTGGCATAATCCATACAGGATACGTCACACCAGCCTTACGGAACTGCTCGACAACATGGTCGACTTCATCCCAATGCTCTTGCTTGTCGCCAACGACAAACTTCAGCTGACCACGACCTGACGACAGCCAGTTGTAGCGCTCAACAACCTCTGGTCGAATAGCCTTCTCAGGACGCTCGCCAGCAACTGTCCACAGCTTCGGTGATACGGAGAAGAACAGCTCACCAGCATACAGACCATCGTTGCTAAAGTAGCGAATGAAGTCATCTGTCAGCTCTTGAGTGCCATTGGTTTCGAACGTAATGAACTCTGGTTGGTTTGTGCCCTTGTCAAAGTTAACAGCCCCAAGCCTTCCACCAGTGCGATGCTTGAACTCATCGATGATCTCAACGACAGCTTCCTGACCATGCTTCATCAAAGGCTCACCACCAGTGAAGC